TGTGACGTCATTGACACAAACTATAATTACAAAATTGGAACTAGAGTCGATCAAACATATCCATACGAAAATCGCGTTGAGGCATTCATAGAATTTGTATTACAGAAGCGTTAGATATATAATGCTTACTTGGTGGTGAGTTCGGTGCATAGCAGATCCCACATAATGGGATACTGCTAAAAATACACGATGCTTTCTCGTATGGAGCCGTTCGTATGCTTTTATGAATCACTCGGCCAGAGGTCGTCCTTTGCCTAGCCTTACTTTAGTTTACACCTTTCGGTGAGAGCCAGTTTGATTCGCAGACCTCTTCCTTTCGGAAGAAGCTATTAAGTTGGTAGTCTGTTACCCCTCCCAACGCCTCTCCTTCACACGGGAGTCCTTTTCAGGTTTGTTCCGCAGTCATGGGATAGAACCATGCCGTGCTACGCTCATCTTATTTTAGGGCTACTCTTGGGAACTGCCGTTAGGCTTCATACAAAAGGAAAAACCCGCCTTGATATTCACAGTATCGAGACGGGTTATTTTGCTGGAGAGTAAAATTGTTTCGCCTGAATCCTGTGAAAATTCAAGTAAGATGTTAGAAATATTGCATTTTTTTTTTAACAGGTCAAATGTTTTTTTCATCGTTACACAATTATTTTTTCTATGTCACGGAATGTTTTTTGTTGACATATTCGTTAATATATCGCAGTTCTGAATTCACTTCGGCAGGTAGGTTCCGTATACCTATGACTCCGTGGAAGTCACAGAATCCACAAACAGGCCGTATCAACAAGCCCAACGTGCCGGGGCGAACAAACAAGAAACAAGCAATGGAATAGCATATGCTTTTCTATGCACTTGAATGTCGCCCAATAGATTTTTCTAAAGGGTCGGTTCAAGCAGAACAAACCTAAACAAACAAAGTAGAAAACTAAAATCATGGCTCAAGAATGTATCCCATTGGCGACAATTCAGAATTTCGCCTCTAAAGACGTAAATCGTATCATTGGTCAGATCGCTAAGGTCTTGGCTCGTAAATCCCCATACATCAACTCGATTGATGGTGGAACCCTTCCATCCGTATCGGACGTTGTTCGTAGCGTGGTTGAGGAAATGGCAGTTCCTGCCGCTTCTCTCGCCGCTCCTACCTTCGTAAACGACACGGGTCTTTGTGGTATCGGTGCAACCCCTGACGTTGTTGGCTCGACTGAGTATCAGTTCCAACTCCAGACACTCCGTGGTGCTGGCCCTCGTGTTTGCGTTAAGCAAGCTCGTACAGCGTTCAAAGGTTCTTACCTCCAAGCTCAAGTTTCTCTTGAGAAAACGATCCTTCAGATCATCAATGCTGACATCCGTTATCAATACCTCATTCAGTCTGGTATCAAATACGTTGTCAACAGCACATACTCGTTTGGCAATAACCTCACGGGTGATATGCAGCAGATCAACACTCAGTTCGCCGCTCATCTCCCTGATGCAGCAATGAACTTCAAAACCCTCTATCGGATTGGTACGTTCCTCCGCGAAGAGATGCTTGCAGAACCTTTCGCATCAAAAGATGGCGAGTTCTTCCAAGTTCTTGCTAGTGCCGATCAGATCGAAACCTTCCGTAATGATGCAGACGTTAAAGAAGACTTGCTCTATCTTACCGCTGGTTCGTTCAAGTTGGGTGATGAGTCCATTTCGGGCTATCAGTTCATGGGTTATCGCGGTTTCGCATTCGGTATCGACCAACAGCCACTTCGCGCTACTGGTTTTGACGGAAACGGCAACCTTGTCCTCGTCAACCCAATCGTCAGCACCGCTGTTACGAATGGTTTCGCTCAACGCCGCAACCCAGCTTGGGTAGCTGCACCTTACGAAATTATGTTCGTAATCGGTGGCGAAGCATTCAAACGCCTTGTGCCTGAACAATACGTTGGTGAAGGAACATTCCGTTTCGCTCCTCAACTCGCCATGGGTGAGTTGGAGTGGACATACTTCCGCGATAACGATTGTAACTTGTATGGTGACTTCGGTCAGCATATCTATCAAATCCAACGCGCTATCCAACCAATCCGCCCACAGAACGTGTGCGCGATTGTCTACAAGCGTTGCCCATTTGATGGCAATCCACTTCCCTGCTCGACCGTAACAACGGGACTGTAATCAGGTAGGTTAATATCGGTGCGGCTGGATAATACTAGCCGCACCTCATTAGCTTATTTAATCAATGGACGTTATCCCTTCAACTTTAGATACAGCAAGTTTTCGCCATCTGGTTTTAGATGGTGTTTCTAACATTGAAACAACACTTGCTAACATTAGCGGATTTAGCATTCCTGAATACGATGAAATTTCCATTGCGTATTATGGTGTAACAAATAATATATCTAATGTAGTTTACAAGAAAGATTCAGTAGTTGTTGCAACTCTCACTTTGTTGTATTCAATTCAACCTCCAACAACAAACGATGCCAATCTTGTAAAAGTAACAGTATCTTAAATTTTTAAATTATGTCTAATTGTAACGGAAGCTGGGATGACCCATCACAAGATTGTAACTGGCCTATTATTGCTCCAACTGGAGCCACTGGCCCAGCTGGCCCTACTGGCGCAACAGGCCCAACTGGAGCAAATGGAGCTACTGGCGTTGGTTTAACTGGAGCAACAGGGCCACAAGGAATACAAGGGCTACAAGGTCTTAATGGATTAAATGGAGGGCTTGGTGCAACTGGTTCAACTGGGCCTTCTGGAGTAAATGGACTTCCCGGAGCAAAAGGAGAAACTGGAGCTACTGGAGTGTTAGGAAGCACTGGAGCAACTGGAATAGGTGCTAGTGGAGCAACGGGAGTAATTGGAACTACTGGAGCTACTGGATTGACTGGAGCTACTGGCCCAAGTGGAGGCCCAACAGGCGCAACTGGATTGGGCGCAACTGGAGCAACGGGCGTTGCTGGAGTTAATGGAGCAACAGGATCATCTGGATTTGATGGAGCAACTGGAATCACTGGAATCACTGGAGCAACTGGATTAAATGGTGAAAATGGAGCCACTGGAGCCACTGGGCTTGGAGCAACTGGTGCTACTGGAGTTTCAGGCGAAACTGGTGCTACTGGAGTCACTGGCGAAACAGGATCGACAGGTTTTGGAGCTACTGGTCTTACTGGAGCAACTGGACTTACTGGCGACATTGGTAGCACAGGAGCAACTGGATTTGGAGCGACTGGGGCTACTGGTCTAACTGGTGAATCTGGAGCTACTGGCATTGAAGGAGCAACTGGAGCAACTGGTTCTGGAGAAACTGGAGCAACTGGTTTAACTGGAGCAACTGGAATCCAAGGAGAACAAGGAGCTACTGGAGCCACTGGCGAAACGGGAGCTACAGGCATAGGATCTACTGGAGCAACAGGATCACAAGGAGAACAAGGAGCTACAGGATTGACTGGAGCTACTGGTGATATTGGATCAACTGGTGCTACTGGAATAGATGGAGCTACAGGAGCTACTGGTTTAACTGGAGCCACGGGTTTGACTGGAGCTGGCGGATCGTCTGGATACTATGGTTCATACTACTCTAATGTTGATCAAACAGCAGCGTTGGTAAACACAGCATACCCAATGACGCTCGATACCATTGTGGGTCAAAATGGAATTTCTGTTGTTAGTGGATCACAAATCACTTTTTCAGTCGCTGGAACATACGATCTTCAATTTTCCTCACAACTGCATAACAATGGTGGTGGGGGTTCTGGAAATACTGTTCAAATCTGGTTCCGTAAAAATGGAACTGATATTCCAGATTCTGCAACAAGAGTTACTGTCCCATCAAATTCTCCATATGTTGTAGCTGCATGGGATTTCATGGACAATTTCATTGCTGGAGATTACGTCCAATTGATGTGGTCTACAGACAATACTAACATTGGTATTGACCATAATACCTCTCTTGCACCAGCACCAGCAATTCCATCACTGATTGTTACTGTTATGCAAGTTATGTATAATCAGTTGGGGCCAACTGGGGCCACTGGTGCTACTGGATTAACTGGATTAACTGGTGCTACTGGAGCCACTGGCGAGACAGGATCAACTGGATCAATTGCTCCAGCTGGTGGAACAAGATGGGCTTATGTTGGAGATGGAATTCAAACTCAATTTTCAGTAATTGGGTTAGTTTCAACTCTTTCAACTGCATTTTTAGTTGCAATTGATGGGGTTGTTCAAGATCCAAATAATTATTCTATTTCTGGAACAACATTAACAATGTCTTCTGCAGTTCCATCTGGGTCAACTATTGTTATTGTTTCATTAAATGGAGTAATGGGAGCTACTGGAACACAAGGCTCGACTGGATCACAAGGAGCTACAGGAGCAACTGGATTGGGCGCAACTGGAGCAACTGGAGTAATTGGAACTACTGGAGCAACTGGAGTTGATGGGCCAACAGGGCCACAAGGAACAACAGGGCCACAGGGGGCAACTGGATTTGGAGCTACTGGAGCAACAGGGCCAGTTGGCCCAACAGCTCCATTATATCAATCAACATATTATAAGAGTGGAAATCAAAATTTAATTTCTGGATCTACAGATATTACATTTGATCAAGATGGGGCATGGAATAATCCCAACGGATATATAACACACGCATCTGGTTCTGCGGACTTTATAGTAGTACAAGAAGGGCTTTATCAATTAGAGTGGAATGCTTCTGTAGTTGCAAATGGAGCAAGTTGGAATGTTGGAACTAATAAAGTAATTTCTATTGATATTACTAGACCTCCTACTGCAGAACAAGTTGTAATAGGACAAACAGCAGTAACGTCAAGTGGATTAAATTATTCTCAAAGTATATGTTCTACATTTAAACTAGAATCTGGTGATATAATAAATCTTCGCGTTCAAACAAATCATGCAAATGCAACTCCATATGTTCTAGGTGTTCAAAATACAATTGATCTTAATACTTGGTTTAATTGGAGATATGTATCAACTGGCCCTGTTGGGCCTACTGGAGCTACTGGATTTGAAGGTTCAACAGGGGCAACTGGAGTTCAAGGTCAACAAGGAACAACAGGAGCTACTGGAATTACAGGTAATCAAGGCAGTACTGGAGCAACTGGAATCCAAGGAGAACAAGGATCTACTGGATCTACAGGAATTTCTGGAGTTGATGGCGCAACTGGAGCAACTGGCATATCTGGAACAACAGGAGCAACTGGACTTACAGGAAATCAAGGTAGCACAGGAGCTACTGGAATTGGAACACAAGGTTCGACTGGAGCAACTGGCCCAGCTGGAACAGCAACACCAACAGATGTTCAAATCTTTACCGCATCTGGAACATGGACAAAGCCAGTAGGAGCAAGGTCAGTAGATGTTCTTTGTATTGCTGGTGGTGGTGGTGGGTCTAGCGGAAGAGTAAATTTAGGGACACAAGGCGGTGGTGGTGGAGCTGGTGGTGGATTAACATTTAGAACTCAAATACCAGCTTCATTTCTTTTAGCAACAGAAGCTGTTACAGTAGGAAGTGGAGGAGCTGGAGGAATTGGAGTAAGTACGGCAAATTCTCAAAATATAACAGGAGTAAATGGTGGAGATTCTAGTTTTGGTGCTATTGGAGGAAGTTCATTTTACCCGTGGGTATTTGCTGGCGGCGGCGGTGCTGGCGCACCCCCTAATGGAACTGCTGGAGGAGTCAGTGTGCGAAATGTAAATGTTCCGGGTGCTGGTGGGAATGGTGGTGCTGCTGCTGCTGGATCAGCGGGTTCAGCATCTCTTATTGCTGCTGCTGGAGGAGGTGGAGGAGGAGGAGCTAATGCAACTTCTTTCTTCAACGGAGGAAACGGACAATGGGTATTAGGAAATAATCAATCGGGAGGTCAAGCGGCATCTTCTGGAGTTGAAGGAGCAAATGGCGTAGCGGGAACGAGCATGGGAACATATATCCACGCAGGGGGCGGTGGTTCTGGAGGTGTAGGAGCATTTACAAAAAATGCTGGTTCGGGAGGAAATGGCGGGTTATATGGAGGTGGTGGAGGTGGTGGAGGATGTCAAGGAACTCAGAATAGCATCCTTACTTCTGGATCTGGTGGGAATGGAGCAAATGGAATTACTATTGTAACAACTTATTTTTAATTATGGATACTTACGCAATACTCGATAAAGATGGAGGATGGTTAGTCAATCTTGTTGTTTGGAATGGTAATCTGAAGGATTGGCAACCTCCTGCTGGAACAATTGCAAAACGAATAGAAGACGTTGATGTTTCGCAACTTCCAGAAAGACCATCAGATGCCATTTAGGTTAGATCCAACATCTGGAAAATTATCTTTTTTTCAAAATCCAGCAGTAATAAATGATTCTGTAAACGATCTTCCAACAAGTCTACCAGATGGGACTACGGCATATAGCCTTAATGCAACTGGATTTGGCAAACAAGGGAATAATAGTCAGTCTATAGTTTACCCTAAAGATAACATTTGGTATCGAGCGGACACAAATGATGAAGTTGTTCCAGATGTCAATTCAATTTGGGATGTAGGCTCAAAGTACAATAACTATGATCCCACTGCTGGAGCGTTTAACAAGACTGTAATTTCATCTGTAACGATTAACAATATCTTAACAGAAAACTCATTTATTGATATGCCAATTAATGGGCAGTTGATTCGCGTATATGTTAAGTACCAAGTTAAAAACACACTTCAAGGACAAGGCAATCTTCCCTGTTTCATTTTCAGTAATGGATGGGGAGCAAGCGTAGCGGACTACACTAGCTATGCTAACCTTGGTTATGCAGTAATCCAATACGATTGGAGAGGGACATTCAATGGAACAATCGCTCCATATCCAGCAAATTTGATGACTGTTTACCCAACAGAATTGAGTCGGCTAAACCAGAATGTAAATCCTAACGCAAATTACACCAGTCAAGCGTCTGTTGCAACTATAGCGGATGTCCGCAACCAAGATATGTATTATTGGTTCGCAATGCCTAGACGGGTATTAGCGTATGTAAAATCTTTAACAGCCGATATTGATATTACTAAAATCGGTTTCTGGGGCAACTCATGGGGTGGTCAAATTGCTTATAATATGTCTATCGAACCAGACATTAAAGCTGTCATTGCAGTCTATGGTAATGGATGGATCCACTGGTGGAAGACGTTCAATGTATTCCCATACGCTTTGCCATACGTCGAACCGACATTTACGGATGGCAACAACTATTACATCACAACTCTTGAGCCACAATCGTATGCGAAAAGCTCAACCGCTCCTGTTCTGTGGCTAACAAGCACAAATGATTTCCACGGAAACTTTGACAGAGGATTCCGTAATTTTGAGATTTCTCCTGCTGGTGGTGGATTTGCTTTTAAAGTAAACGCATCGCATGATATTACAGGTTTGGAGCAAAATATTCAATTGTGGTTTGATCATAAACTGAAAGGAACGATTGCTACTTGGCCCTCTAGCCCCAATACTATTCCTAGCCTTGTTCCTTCTGGAGCAAACACTGGCTATCCAAAAGTAACTGTAACTCCATCTGACGCAGCAAACATTTCAGCGATTCAAATCTATTATGCTCTTGAAACTGCTGATTGGCAGAATAGAACATGGCTAACCGCAACAACTGTAAACAATGGTGATGGAACATGGAGCGCAGAAACTCCTTGCTTTAACATTGATGGATATGTCTTTGCTTACGCACAGATCACCTATGCAAACACGATTGTAGTTTGCAGCAAACAGGCTGCATTTATTCCGTCTTCCCTTGGTAATGCGGTTGCCGCTCCGAACAACTATTGGAGTCCCACAAACGCAAGCGCAACGATCAATTTATGGCTGGATGTAGCGGATAACAATACGCTCACATTAAATGGGCCGCTAGTAACTGAATGGAGAGATAAGTCCAGCATAGCAAACCATGCAATTCCTAACTCTGGTGAGGAGCCTGTTCTTGCAACAGTTAATGGAATGAATGCAATCCGCTTTACTGGGTTGAAGCGTCTATTCTCCACAAATAGAGTTACCACTAGAGATTACAGAAACGTATTCATTGTTGCTCAATACGAAGGTGGAACAGTGTTTTACAATAGCTCATATTCATTCATGCCTTTGTTTGGTGGAGCGATTGATGGGGGCAGCGCAAACGGAAACTGCTTCTTTGGAACAAGTCTAATCCAATCGTTTGCTAACAATACATTTTTAGGTGGGCCATTCTTTCTAAATGCAACCCAAGTGTCCGCAGACGGAACGAATAGAGTTGTCCTACCACAACTCAATACATCAATGGGATTCATATCAGCCAACTCAGCGTCAGCAGTTGCTGTTGCAGGATACGGAATCGCAACTCTGCGACAAAACCTTAGCCCGTGGGATGGAGTTGTATGCGAAATCGTATCTTATGGCTCAACTTTAACATTGACTGATAGACAAAAAATGGAAGGGTATATCGCATGGAAATGGAATTTAGTTTCTTTGCTTCCATCTGGTCATCCATATAAAACAACACGACCAACAGTATAATTTATGAATGATAACACGACTTTAAATGGCATTATAGGAACTGTAATATCCAGTAGTGGATTCTTTGTTTCAATCCTTCCAGAAATTGATGCAACGATAAGAACATTTGGTGCATTTGTTTCAGTAATTGCGGGTGTATTAACTTGCATTTATATGTTTAAAAAAATTAAGAACTTCAAATAACACTTGACCTATAATGAGAATTCTACTCACATTGTTTGTATGCCTTGCATTAACAAGCTGCATATCAATTCCCATTCCTCCAAGTGGAGACAAAATGGGTGATTACGGAAGAGTAGAAATTGGAATAAAAATTAGATATATACCAAACGACCAACTCGATTGGTTTAATCCTATAATTCCACAACCTAAATTATATAAAGACAAATGAAAATTGTAGATTACATCTTGGCTCGTCTCTTGGAATCGTCAACCTATCGTGGCGCGATTTTTCTTCTTGGTGGACTTGGTATTGCCGTTGCTCCTGAACAAGCCAACGCTATTGTTGCTGCATCAATGGCTGTTGTAGGAGCTATAAACGTATTCCGAAAACAAAATAAATAATGCTTTATAAGCTAACCGTAATTGCATCCCGTGAAATAGGGGTGCAAGAAACTGGCGGCAATAATTGTGGAAAACGTATTCGTGAATACCAATCCGCAACTGAACTTACTCCAGCTGCATGGCCTTGGTGTGCAGCACTTGTTGATTGGTCTATTCGTGAATGGTTAAAAGATAAAGAAGTTGTCGATTGGCTAGGTTTAAAAAACAAAACTACTGACCAATGGAGGCCAACAACAGCGTTAGCATATGGATTAACAGCATGGGCAAAACAAAGGCCAAATACGACTAAAGTTTATAATGAAAAAGATAGAGCAGTTGCTGGAGACATCGTTACCTTTGATTTTTCGCATACAGGAATTGTTTTGGAAGATTGCGGCGAACATATTGTAACAATTGAAGGAAACACTAATGGCAGTGGGGGTAGAGACTCTGAATCTGGTGATGGAGTATGGAGAAAGATTCGCAAAAAATCACTTGTAAAAGACATTATTAGAATACATCCATCGACAGCTAAATAAATATGGCAAATATCACCCACAAGTGGAAAAAAGTCCTAGCAGTTAGTTGTTCACATGCGAAATATTGTTGCCCAGATGCTTGGAAAGCTGTAATGACGTTTAAATCGCGTTTTTCACCTGATACAATCCTGCATCTTGGAGACTTTATTGATTTATCAGCCCTAATGGGCAATGGAATAGGTTCTGGAAGTGATGGAGATGAAGTAACTCCAGACATTGACACTGGGTTAATGCACCTACGTGAATTAATGGCTGGATGCAAGAATCCTTATGTTCTTTGTGGAAACCATGAAGATCGTGCATGGAAACTAACTCACAGCAAAAATTCTGTCACTTCATATTGCGCTCATAAAATTGTATCTGCAATTGAAGACACAACTAAAAAGTTAAAAGCTAGGTTAATTCCTTATTCTGGAATTGAACAGATCGTTGACATAGCAGATATTGGGTTTACTCATGGAACTTGCTATGGTGAATCTGCGGCTAGGGATATGGCAGAACAATACTGCAATGGCACTAGACGTAAAATAGTAATGGGACATACTCATCGTGTTGCCATACAGAATGCCAGAACATATCATGGTGGAACTTGCTATAATATTGGAACATTAACGTCTAGGGGAGCGTTAGAATACGCTAAAAACCGAAGAAGCACTTTCAGTTGGTGTCAGGCTTGGTGTTGGGGTGAGTATTGTGAATCGCTTAATCAATCTTCACTTCAAATAACGCAAAGAGGAAGAGGAGAAGCATGGAGAATGCCAATTTAACATGACCCCAAACGATTTTCTTAAAATTCTACTAGAGGCAAGCAATAAATGCACAGATCCAGCACCAAAGGGATGGTATTCTAAAAATGATCTATGCAAAGTATGGAATATCAAAAAAACTTCGTGTAAAGAAAGGATTACATCAGGAATGAAATTAGGACTGATTGAAAGAAAAGATTTCTATATTCCAAATGTAAATGGAATTTTATTTCCTGTCCCTCATTATTTTTTTAAATATGAAAAAAAGCCTAAGAGTAAGAATTAACGGGCAAGTATGGACTATTAGTTATGGTATTCCGGGTAAAACCAATGGAATTATTGATGATGGGTGTTGCGACTACGAAAAACGTAAGATTACAATCAATCGAAATGCAGAAAGCAATCTTCTTAATGTATTATCGCATGAAGTGCTACACGCAAGACTTCCAGACTTTAGTGAGGACGCTATTGAAGAGTTAGGCTCATTAATTGACGAGATTTATGTCAAAATGCAGCAAGTTTCTTAATTTCATTTGACAACAAGTAAATATCAATATTAAATTCCGAAAAATATGAGTTGCTACGATGAATGCGTTCCAGATTATCCTGTTTGTGATTGTGTTGACACCAGAGGTGCTACTGGAGCTACAGGCGTAGGATTTGTAGGAGCCACTGGTCTTACAGGAGCAACTGGTGCTGGAGCAACTGGCGCAAGCGGATCTGGCGCAACTGGAGCCACTGGCCCAGCTGGAATTGGAGTACAGGGAGCAATGGGGCCACAAGGAATACAAGGGCCACAAGGACAGGCTGGAACAAATGGTTCAACTGGAGCTACTGGAACAGAGGGAGCCACAGGAGCTACTGGTTATGGGGCAACTGGCCCAGCTGGAACGTCTCCAGTATTAACTCGTCAAAGTTCTACAACCTTCCCTATTCAAGTAGGAACAAAAACATTTTTTTATACATCAGCAGATGTTGGATGGACTTATGGATCACGCATTCGCATTGTTGCTAATTCTGCATATCCTTTTGATTGGATGGAAGGCAATATCATTAATGTTGCTTCTAATTTTGTAACCGTATATGTTGATAAAACTCAAGGTTCTGGAACATTTTCAGACTGGGTTATTGCATTAACTGGAGATGGAGGCATTGGAGCAACTGGTGCTAGTGGAGTTCAAGGTGCAACTGGTTCAACTGGGCCAGCAGGATCTACTGGAGCTGGAACTACTGGAGCAACTGGAGTTGATGGGCCAACAGGGCCACAGGGAGCAACTGGAATTACTGGAGCCACTGGATCTGGAGCGACTGGAGCGACTGGAACTATTTTAAATTTTATTGGAGAATGGACAAGTGGATCATATGCAGCTAATACAGTTGCTGTTTCTCCAATTGATAGAAACACATATATTAGTCTAGTTGTAACATCAAATGTTAATATAGACCCCTCTTCTGATCCAACCGAATGGGAAATATATTCATATGGAGGCGCAACTGGAGCCACGGGATTAACTGGAGCCACTGGAGCTGGAATTACACTTAAAGGTACAGTTGCAGATATTGTAGATTTACCTCAAGTTGACAATGTAGTTGGAGATATTTATATTGTAACAAATGAAGATGGACATGGGTATATTTGGGATGGATCTTCTTGGAACGATGTTGGCCCAATTCAAGGGCCACAAGGGCCACAAGGTGCAACTGGAATACATGGATCTACTGGCATTGAAGGAGCAACTGGCGCAACTGGTTCTGGAGAAACTGGAGCAACTGGTTTAACTGGCATTGAAGGAGCAACTGGCATTGAAGGAGCAACTGGGCCACAAGGCGCAACTGGGTTACAAGGAGCTACTGGAGTTACGCCCCCATCAAATGCAGGAAATATTTGGACATTTACAGGGGATGGATCAACATTAACTTGGTCATTAACAGGAAATACATCTGGTAGTATTGTTTCTGCAAATTATTTAGCATCAATTGATGGCATTTTACAATCTCCATTAAACTATACAATCAACAATGTTTCACCAAGAACACTAACAATTTCAACTGTTCCATCTGGAAGTTTCCTTGTTGTTGTATCTCTTTCTACAGCTTAATAACAAATAAGAACCTAAAATTATGGCATTAACAAAAGCAACACAAAATGTAATTACGCCAAACATCGTAACTACTGATACCCGTCAAACAATTACAGCAGAAAAAGTAATTCAAGCACTTTATTCTACAACATCAACTACAACACTAACTATTGGAACTGGTTCTAAAACACTAACTGTTCAAACTGGACTTAGTTGGGTTGCTGGTCGAAATGCAGTTATTACAAATGGATCAACAAGATCTATGTCGGGATCGGTAACAAGTTACAATCCTATTACAGGAGTAATGGTTGCAAATATTACTACTACTGGAGGTGGAACTGGAACATATGGGTTTTGGACTGTTACTCAACAAACTTCAACTGCACTTCCTGCTTTGCGTATTACATCCAATGATAGCGCAAATGCTTTTGTTGTTGAAGATTCAGCTAATCCAGATTCAACACCATTTTATGTTACTAGTTCAGGACTTGTTGGTGTTGGTGACAGTTGCGCTATTACTAACGATTGTAGTGTTGGATTAAATTTAATGGTTAGTGAAAATATAAATATTGGAGGAAATTTAAGAATTACAGGCTCTAATGCTACGTCAGGATGGTTTGCTGTAGATGGATGGAACGGGAGAGGCTTTAACAATGTTATAAATACACAAAATGGGAGCTTACAAAAAACAACAACTGCAATTAATTGTTTATCGTCAACTGATAATACGTCAATTGTTTATAATTTATTAGATTCAGCAAGCTTATATTTAGAATTGCAAGAATTGCTTGCGTCAACTGCAATCTCATCAAGTGGGTTTGGTGGAACATTGCAATTAAAAATAATGTCATATGTCATTGCAACAACTGTGGCAACAGGAGTTCAAGTTCAAACGGTTGGAGCATATACAAGTCCAGTTTTTGTAGTAAACGCATTAACAAATTCATCTAATTACACTGGTTTTACATTAAATGGACTTACAACAGCAACAAATATAACTACAGTAGATGGATTGGCTCAAACAGCAGGAGGAATTCCAGCAACTGGATATGCTACCATTCAAGCAACCGCTGCAACAACAATAGCAGATGGAGCAATAAATTTAACATTGCGAGGACATACTACTGCTGATAATACAACAACAACCTTCGGTTCATATACAACAGCGGAGATTATTTGTTCTAATTTTTGGAATGCTGAAGGATAATATTGACAAAAACAATCAACAACATTAGAAATAAACACTATGTCTTGCAATAATCGCAGAAGCGGCCCTTGCTGCCCAGATACACCTTACCCACAGGTTTCCCATGAAAGCGTACCATCGCTAATTGATAACCTTGTTAATGCACTTTATGGGTCTATTTCAAAGTGCGTTAAAAAAGGACGTGTAATTTGGAATATCCCATGTGATCCATCAACAACACCAGCTGAAGTGTCTGGAATTCCACGCGAACAAGGAGAAGGTCTTCTTTGTTATATCATTCGGGTATTGAATGAAGATGTTGCAGTAATTCCAAATGTTGTTCAAACAAATACAACACAAACAATAACTGGTCAAAAAACATTCACGCAAAACATTATTGCTAGTGGCGGAATTAATGGCAATGTTACTGGAAATATTGTAGGAGATATTGTTGGTGATGTCACTGGTAATGTTGTTGGTAATGTTGTTGGAAATTTAACTGGAAATGTTATTGGCAATGCAACGACAGCAACTAACGCAACTACTGCGACTACTGCGACAACTGCAATTACTGCAACAACTGCAAATACAGCTACAACTGCAAATATTTTAACAACCACTAGAACAATTGCTATTTCTGGAGGTATTACTGGAACTGCTACGTCTTTTAATGGTGGAGCAAATATTTCAATTCCAGCAACGATTACATCTGGAGCGACAATTACATCTCCTGTGCTTGCTGGAACAGCAACAGGAAGTTTAACATCAAAAGTTATTCAAGGTATTACAGATGGAAGTTCTGTAACTGCTGGATATATTGGAGAATTAATAGAAGCAAGTCAAGCAAGCACATCTATTACAACTGGTGCTACTCTAACAGCAATAACGCTATCTCTTCCTGCTGGTGAATGGGATGTTTTTGGAAACGCAACATTTAATTTTTCTACAACAACAGTAACTGCAAATACAGCAATAGCGGTTGGTGTAAGTACTGCTCTTGCAACGCTTCAATTAGACAAGCAGAATCTACTTATGCTTCCATTGTTTACAACAGCAACATTGGCCCCAGCGTTTGCTCTTGTAACTCCAAAAGTTCCTGTTACTCTTACAGCTACAACTCCCATATATCTTATCGTTAAAGCCCCGGGATTTACTGGAACAATAACATATACAGCTACAATTAAAGCCCGTAGAATCCGTTAATTTATGCCATATACTAAAGAAAAAACTAAAATGCCAGAAGGTTTTTATGACCTTGGAGAAGAACTTAATACAATCTCTATTTCAATGGGTGAAACTGAAGATGAAGAAGAGTCCCCCAAAATTCATTATCCATCATTATATTTTGAAAATGCAGAAGCCTTGAGCAAACTTCCAAAAGAAGGAACTGCTACTATTTATTTCAAAAAAGTAATGGAAAAAAAAGAAACTGTAATGCGTGATGGCAAGGAAACAAAGCGTCATTGCGTTGAACTTTGCATATGTGGAATTAAACCAAAAGGCGCAAGCAAAATGGAATCTACAGCTAAAAAAGAAGATCCAGAAGATGCAATTGAAATGGGACTAGCTGAAGCTGGTGAATCCAAAAACGAAGAAGACGAGAAAGATTAATTATGGCCGATAAAACTATGCCTCCAACCGAAGCTCCAACACCAACCACAGACGCTATGCCGGGGGAAATGGCAGCACCAACACCAGAAATGGTTCCACAAGGAGGTCAAGTTATGGTTGAAATGCCATCTGATGCCTTTGATGCTGTTTATGCTCTTGTAACACAACTTGCAAGTGGACTTGAATCACTTAAAGCCGATGTTGATGCACAAAAGGGTGCAGGAGCAGGAATGGCTCAAGAAAATGCACAAGCTCCAATGCCACCAGAAGGTGCAGGAACTGATGAAGAGTTTCTGAAATCTATTGCAGAACAAGGTTCCGTGCGATAGCATTGTGCCATGTTTGTATCCGAAATCTTCGATGAATGCGCTGAAATTTTAGGAACTACCGACCAAACAAAGGTATTTCGGAAAATCACGCAAGCTGTTCAGACCTTGATGGAATCTGGACATTGGACTCATGCGACTGCTGAAGTAGATGTTTGCACAGGTTGGGATAAATGTTCATTGGCATTGCCAAGAGGTATTGATATTCCACTTGCTGTAAATATTGATGGTTCTCCAACTTATTTTAGGAATCGTTTATTTCAATACCATGTAAACAAAGGCGGAATGTATAATTCTGTTGAATGGGCATGGGATGATCGTGGATATGTAGCTACATTGATGGATATTGTGCGTCCTTCTCAACTTGTTGCTGTTGCTGAAAGCAATAATGATGTTGGTAAAATTATTCGCGTACTTGGAACTGATAAAAACAATCGCGATCTTCGTTCTCAAACCCCCAATGGAGCGGGAGTAGATGGATTATTGATCCCAATTCATTCTCAACAAGACTTCCAATATGGAACAATTGCTCCAGATGGAAACACAATTGCAACAAGAGATGTCGCCATTGATCCTATTAAAAATTTTACAACGACAACGCCTCATGGTCTATCATCTGGTCAAGGAATGGCTGTTAGGCTTGTTAATGGAGTTATTCCAGTTCCACTTAGTGATGGTCAAACCTATTACATTGGTGTAATTGACGCATATACAGTTCAATTATTTGGAGACTCACTTAATGCACAAGCATTACAATACCCAATCGGATTGCAATCTATTGATGGCTTTGGATCATTGCAGTTACAAAACAAACGAACAGCTCAAATTGAAACATCACTAAAGTTTGTTCCACCATCTCCAACATTCACTATTAATTTTGCAAATGAGATTGTATTCCCATCTCAGTCTCTTCCAGCTCCATTAGAAGCAAAAAAAACATATTTTGCTCAACCTATTGACACGGATCACATCCAGATTTTTTCAAATTTAACAGATGCTACAAATAATACAAATCCTGTTTATTTGACTGGTTCAAATAATATCATTGATGTTGATATTCGTAAGCCTATAACTCCAGAAACAAAACTTGTTTTTCCTGTCAAACATTATTTTAATGATGGCGATCAAGTTCAAGCATTTACAAATGGAGGAACACTTCCACAACCTCTAGTTGCAAATCAAAATTATTTTGTCAATATTATTGATGATTACTCTGTATCAATTCATTCCAATCAATCTGACGCACTAGGATCAAGTCCAACTAATTTTGTAAATCCAATTGATATTTCAACATCTGGATCTGGATCAAATTCGCTTGTAAAATTTATTCAAGCAACATCAACAACTGGAATTGAAAATCAAATTACATCTAAAGGATTGAATATTACTCCAGCTTCTGGGGCTGGAGCTTCATTTCAAGCTGTTGTTGTTGGAGCTGTAACGGAAATAAATATTTCATCATCAGGTGGCGGATACACAACTATTCCAAATGTAACTTTCTCTGATCCGCCAACACCTCCAGAAGGCAGTCCAATTGTTGCAAGGACAGCTACTGCTTATGCTGTAAGAAATACTATTACTAATAGCATTAGTGGAATCGTTATTACTGACCCCGGACTTGGGTACTCTATAGCTCCAACAGTCTCAATTGATCCACCCCCATCAAGTGAAAACATAGTTATTTCAACATTAGCTGCTGGAGCAACTACTGTTGCTTCTTGTACAACAGCAACAGCGCATCAATTTACAACTGGAAATACAATAAGAATAAGTGGGGCAACTCCAATAACATATAATGGAGATTTTGATGTTACTGTTACTGGAAGCAATTCATTTACATACAATTTACCAATAGCAGTAACTCCAGCAGCAACTGGATCAATGACTTGCAGTATAAAGCCCGGGAATCAAGCTGTTGCAACATCAAGAATAACAACTTCATTTGTATCTCATTATAATTTAATTTCTGGTGGATCTGGATATACAGAAGCTCCACAAATTCAAATTACTGGAGGAAATGGATTTGGAGCAACAGCGACTTCAACAATTGCATCAGGAGTTGTTACATCTGTAAATGTAATAACAACTGGAACTGGATATACTTCAGTTCCAAATGTTAGTATTGAACCATCAACTGGTGTATTTATTAATTTTTCTTCAACTGGTGTATTGCCATTGCCTCTTATTTCAGGAACATCATATCGAGCAGAAGATCCAGATATAATTAACAATACATTCACAATTAAAAACTCTGATTTTAGTAATGTTAATATAACTTCATCTGGAGTAGGAACCTTATACGTTGTTCTTTCTCGATCATTTGCAGTTGATTTTACTAATAGCTGGCTAGGTGATTTTACAAATTTATCAATTGGGCAAGCAGTTTATTTTGGAACTAACTATATTCTTCCAACAACAATACCATCTATTGATAATGGAGTAACTCCAAGATATCTTAGATATATTTCAAATTCAATAGGTCAAATTTACGATACTTTTTCAAACGCAACAAATACAACATCTGAGGCAGGATTAATCAATATTGATTCGTTTGGAGTTGGTCAAATTTATTATGGACTAAGGACACAGGTAACACCTTCAGTTGACACTAATCTTGTTAGTCTAATAAATCTTGCATTTTTGACTAAAAATGAAGTTGTTCAATTTAGCTCATCTGGAACACTTCCATCACCACTTATTGCTAATATAGATTATACAATAAATATTATTGGAGACTCAATTGAAGTTTATAATGGTGTAAATCAAGTTTTATTTACTGATGCTGGTATCGGTCAACTTAGTCTCGATATTATCCGTAATGTTCAAGTTCAACCATCGAATAACATTCTTGCTACAGCATCACTTTATGAAACAGGAGCAGAGCTTGTTGTTAGAGCTAAATTAGGTGATGTTTTGCCAACTGGACTTGTTGAAGGAACAAATTATTATGTTCGACGCATTAACAACGATTCCTTTGAACTTTACGATACGCTTAATGACGCTAGAAACCTTGATTCAATTACGGGACGTAAAACATACACAACCCCCGGCAACAAAGTAACGTCTAAATTTTTTACTGATGCTATTTTTGAGGCTGTTCTAGTAAAATCCATTGCCCACATTGAAAAACCCCTTACAGACGGCTATGTGAGCCTTTACGCATGGGATTACGGTCGCAGCAATGACATGACTTTGATTGGTCAGTATCATCCAACAGAAGTTAATCCACAATACCGAAAGATTAGGATTGGTAAATCTTGTGCATGGGCTAGGATTCTTTACAAAGTAACATCTCCAAAAGTTTCTTCTATTTACGATTTTATTCCACTTGAACAAGAACGTGCTATTATTGCAGCTGTTCATGCCGTTGATTTGGAAGACAAAGATTTTGCTGATCAAGCTGTTCGTTATTGGGGAATTGCTTATCAGTATCTTAAAAACCAACAAGAGTCTATTGATGGTCACGCAATGACCCCGCCACAGATAAATAATATTACTTATGGCGATGGAACTGATGTAGTTATGTGGTAAAATGAAATCAGAACAAATTACATCAGGTAGGCAAGAAAAAACTTCAGCAGGATGGGTGCGTGGAGTAAATTCTATGCGAAATCCTTGGGCATTACCTGAAGACCAAGTAAAATGGTCAGTTAATACACAGTTCCGTGGTGGTATTGTTCAAACAAGACCGGGACAAGCAATGAAATTATCTCTTCCTGCTGGAAATTTTCAGGGGGGAATACTTTTTTTAGCAAACAAACAATACAAATCCGCAGATGGAATAAATCCACCTCAGATTTTTGATGTTAATGGAAATGGCATACAACAAAATGAAATTCCATATATTGTTTTTGCTGTAAATGGAAAAGTTTATTGGAGTCCATTCCCGCTTGTTCAGCCTAAATCATGGGTTCCATACCAACTTTCTGGAATCTCACTTGATCCAAATGTAAAACAATGCGTTTTTACACTTGCAACACAATCTGCTAACATTTCTACTGGTGGTGATGTTTCAATTACTCCATCTCATCGTGTTTTATTTATTCAAGATGGCATTTCAGCTCCTGTTTATTGGGATGGAAGTAATACAACTGGAGTTCAATCATCATCCATTCCAACTGGAACATGGATGGCATATTCTGGAAATAGGTTATGGATAGCAAGTGGAAACATAGTTCTAGCGTCTGATCTTGGAGATCCTACAAGCTGGAAAGAACGGGAATCAGGAACTGGGCGAGGGGACTTCTCTTTTACCCGTCCAGTTACGGCACTTACTAACTATGTTGGACAGAATAACGATCAAAGACTTTATGTTTTTACTGATCGTTCAACATTTGCACTAGCAAGTGGAATTTTAGATAGAACAGCTTGGCCGATTACATCAAACTTTCAAACTATTTTATTTCCAAATATTGGTTGCATTGCTGGTAAATCTATTGCGTTTCAAGCTGGTCAAATGTGGTGGTATTCGCAAGGTGGACTTATTGCTGCTGACGTTGCTGGAAATGCTTATTTGTCATCTCAAGTTCTTTATAAAGACGTTGAAATGGTTCGTGCAAAGGCATATATGGCTGGAGATCAGACTGGAATTTGCGCTGCATCATTTGAAAATTATCTTCTTTATAGCATTCCTTACCTTGAGCCGCTAAATTCAGCTACAATGGTAATGGATTGGGCATCAGCATCTGAAATAAATCAACAAAGATCTCCAGCTTGGTGTGGAGTGTGGACAGGAACACGTCCCGTTGAGTGGACTTCTGGAATTATTAATGGACAACCTAGATGTTTTCATTTTTCTGTTGATTATTCAGCAACAAGTGACGGTTCTTATATTTCACTTTGGGAATCATTTATGCCAACAAGAATTGACTCATATTTGAGTTTCAATGACGATGGTACAACGGTTGACCTATTTAACCGAATTTACGCACAAGTTGAAACAGCGTTACTTGGGGATGGAATGGATTACAAGCAATTTGTGTATGGAGAGCTTGAATGCTGCGAGATTGGCGGAACAGTTGACGTTAAAGCGTCATACAGAGGGTCTAAAGGCCAATATCAATCAATCCTAAATACAAGATTATTGGCTGTAACTGAAAACTATCAATGGGAAAATACTCCATTTGCTCCAGAGATTGAAAAGCTGGGATTTTTAAATACGCAATATCGTCGATTAATAACTGAATCTACAACGCGAAATGCAACGTCATTGACTTGTGAATCAAAATTAACAACAGACATTGATAAAGGTTTTTCAATGTTAATTGAATGGTGTGGAGAGTTTGGTCTTGAGATAATTCGTATGTTCCAAGATCCGTGGAGTGAGCGGTCAACTGGAGTACCTCAATCAAATGAAACGCAATCATGCGTGGCAGCTCAAGATGGGGCAACATTGACTTTGGATCTTTTGCCTAATCCATACGAGTCTCCTATAACGGAACAAAAATCATGGTACGCTAAAGTGTTTAGAACTGTAACATTATCATGTTCATTTCCATCAATAAAACCATCAATTTCAGCAACAGCATCTGCTTCATTTCTTTCAACTATTTCATTTTTTCATGCTGAACAACAAGCTGGAATATTAGCTGAACAAGCAGCAACTTTAGCAGCAAACCAATATCGCATACAAAACCCTTGTTAATATGCCATCTATAATTGACGCATCTGTAAAAGTAACTGAATTCCCTAATAGGTTTGTATCTCCATTTGGTGATGATCCCATTGTTCCTCTTTATTCGTCTGTTCCAATTCCTATTGAAGATAACTCTTGTCTTCCTTGTGTAGTATGTGGTAATTTTTTAACTAGAAATAAAGTAATACAGAGGCAAGCAGAAATATTTAGCGGTTATATTCCTAGTGAATTAGGAGGAAATGAAATAAGAGTAGGAACAAATTAATAAATATGAAACCAAAAATAGATTACAAACTTGTTCGGTCTGGAACAAATGAGTTTTTAGAGTTAGTTGATTTTGCTGAAGATTTTAACCATCAAATTATAGAACATCCAAATGTTAATGTATATGCTCATTATTCTAATGGAAAACTATTTGGATACTCTGATCACGTTTATCTCCCAACAGTTTATCCAGCCTTTCATCCAAAGCACACACGACCACAAGATATTATTCAAGTTATGAGTGATTGGAGGGCGCATACTCAACTTTCTGGATCTCCCGGATATATTGGAGTTCCTTTAATTAATGATAGACCTAGTTTTACTAATGATGTTATGTTAAAATTAGGTTTGACTAAAATGGATAGAGAAGTTTACTCTATGACTAATTTTTAATTATGGGTGGAGCAAAAACAGTTAACGCAAGCAAATATATCAGCAAACCTGATTCATCAAGAGATATAGCTATACTTATGGCTATGCAGCAAGCTCAGATGGGACAGCAAGCTCAACAAGCTGAGTTGATGAAAGCTGCGTCTGAAATGCCTCCAGAACAGCAGTTTTATGATCCACTAAAAGAATCTAAACGACTAGCTGAAATTGGGATGGCAAACGCTCAAAAAGCTAGAGAGCTTGAGATGCAAACATCTCCAGAAGCTGCTGCAATGAGGCAAGCGCAAGCAAAAGAGTTTGCCTCGCTAACATCCCCAGAAAGAGCTAATGAATATATAAATCAATGGACTGGAAGGCAAGGTCTTATTCAAGGACTTGAAACGGGGTTGCAAGACTCAAGCATTGGAAAAGCTGCGATGTATGATTCAGCACTAAAAGCAAGGCAAAACTATGAGCAACAGAATCTAGCCTTGCAGCAACAGTTACTACAGCAAACGCAAGCTCCAGTTGGGGGAATTGATCCAGCTTCATCTATTTCTGCACAACAAGCTGCACAAGCGCAAAATTTACAATCCATGCAGAATTGGCAAAATTCTATGTATGGTAATGTTGGTGCATATAATCAATCTACAGCTGATCAAATGGCGCAAATGGGAGTTAATTTCCAAAACACGCAAGAAACAGCAGCTCAAGACCAACAGAATTATATTAATGCAATGATGCAAAATCAAGCTCAAAATGAAGCTGGAAAGAACGCTATGAAGTCAGCATATTTGCAAGCAGCTGGAAGCATTGCTCAAGGTGCAGCTAGTGGCATAGGTTCTGCATATGCCGCAGGAGGATCTGCTGGTGCTGGTGGAGGGTTAAATTCATCTGGCTTTTACAATTCAAAATTAGCTGGAGCGAATGCTTCTGGTGTAGCCCCAAATCAATTGTCTCAACAAAGCTCAACTGGATTAGGTGGATTTATGGGAATTGGAAAACAAGGTGGATATTATTATAATCCAAGTGGATCATATCGCTCATAATTTATGACACGACCAGATCCAACATTAAGTTTACAGGGATTCATGCTTCAATCGCAAGGGCAAATAAGTGCCTTGCAAAATAAAGCTAATTTACTTCGCTCATATTCTTCACAGGCTCCAGCAATGCAGTCTTTTGATGCCGCAAAAACATCTAAGGAAGCATCTGAGTTTGGAATGGACAACATCCAAAGGTCTAAAGAATTTGAACGATTATTTAACCCAGAAACAGCTCAAATGCGACAAGGGTTGGGAGATCGTGTTGCAGAAGCGACAAATCTTGATGCAAGTAAAAAGTGGATGGATCAATGGGCTATTAAAAGCGGACTTGGAAGCGATAGTCTTATTGGACGTTCCGCTATTTATGACCAATCGACACAAGAAGGACGGCAAGCTAAATTGCAGAACTTGCAAATCCAACAAGGGTATTTGTCGCAAACTCCAGCTCCTATTGGGGGGCTGGATCCAGCATCTATTATTGCCGCAGAACAAGCTGCAAAAGCTCAGAATCTGCAATCCATGCAGCAATATCAAGGTAACGTGATGCAGGGAGCACAACAATTAAATCAATCTACAACTGATTGGATTAATAGTAATCTTGGGCAGCTGCAAAGAGTAAATTCTGTTGACAGGCAGAATCAATCCAACTACGAACAAGCACTATTAAAAGGAGCGCAAAATAAAGCGCAGGGTGAAAATGCAACTAGAGGAGCTATGATTAGTACTGGTGGTGCGGTTGCTGGTGCGGCGATTGGTGCTGCAATTATTATATAAATGGAACAACTAATAAATAAAACAATAAATAAAATAACAGAATGGAATAAAAGATGGCCTAGAGCAGTGGTTTTGTGGAGTGGAGGAAAAGACTCCACGGCATTGCTTCATCTTATTAAATTCAAAGCTGGAATTGATCTTCCAGTAATTCAATATCGTGAACCAAAAATGCGAGAACGATATGCGTATTCCGATAAGTTAATCAAAGATTGGAAGCTAGAAGTGTACGATTACCCACCGAATAGGGTTTCAATTGCTGATGGCCCAGACGTTGAAACGGGAGAGTTGCGTTTTGACTTTATCAAATACTACCAATGGGGAAAACAAGCTGCTGTATGCCTTTCTTTGGGAACAGAACGACCAAAGGATAGCGAAGACTACCTGTGTGCCGTTACAGACCTATTACAACGCCCTACAGGCACTTTTAATTGGCCTTGGGGGGCAGTATATATTGGGACAAAATATTCAGATACAGATTTAATTAAAGGCCATGTACCACTTGCTGTTGATATTCGATATGCTGACGATTCGCCAATGTCACTTTATCCGCTCAGAGATTGGACTGATAAAGACATTTTTCAATATTTGGAAGAAGAAGGAGTAAAGCCAGATCCAACTCGATATGTAAAAAGTTGGGATACTTGGGGGAACAATAAAGATAAATCACTTAATGCCGACTTTTATCCTGTTTGCTTTAACTGCGTTAATCGACATGAAGGGAAATACGTTGATTGTCCAAAATTGAAAGCTAAAATATCTAACATTTCTCATCTTGCTCCATATGAAGACTTGGTAAATGAAGACTTAGGATTTCGTCCTGTTGTATGGAACAAGTAGAGTTTGACTGCAAGTCATGTGGGGCTTGCTGTGCTTTTAAATGGTCATGGCCTGTTTTCAAGAGAGATAGATCAGATGCAAAAAGTATACCAACAGACATGGTGAGAACTGACTATCCATTAATGAAAACAGAAAATAATAGATGTGTTGCATTAGATGGAAAGATTGGTGAATCTGTGTGTTGCAAAGTATATAATGATAGGCCAAACTCATGCCGTAAATTTGAACCGGGAAGTGATTTGTGCAAGGAAGCTAGAAAAAAACTTTTGACATAATTTTATTTAAGCGTTAAATACTAAAAAACTATGAGCTTTTGGGGAATGATTACTGGCAGTGATGATAAAGAAGATGATAGACGCAGAGAAAGAGAGGCTGCTGATGCTGCTGCCGTTGCTGCTGCCGTTGCTGCTGAAGAAAAAGCAAGAAAAGCAAGGGAACAGGCTCTTGTTATTGAATTAATAAAACAACAAGAAGCTGCTAAAAAAGCTCAAAATGAAAAAACAGCAAAATTAGTAAAAGAACAACAAGATAAAGCTCGCAATTTTCAAATTCAATCTCAAAATAAATCATTTTCTCAATTGCAATCACAAGGAGAAGATCAAGCTAAAGAAATGCTATCTTCTTCATATCCTCAACAAACACAAATGCAACAAAATGTTGGGTTCTCTCAGTCCCCCAATAAAACAACATCAGCGCAAGGTTTTACTTCTTCTCAAATTGGAAGACAAGCACCTCAACAAACAATGGAAACTGCTCCATTAGTAAACCAAAAATCTGGCGGAACACAACGTCCATTAAATACATATAATTCTCCTCAGATTTCTGGATTAGCATTTGGTGGATCATAAAGAATTTGACTTATTTTAATCAATCCATTAAATACTGAAACTAAACATCAGAATAAAATAACTAAACTTAAAAGGAATATAATATGGGAGGAAGTAGAAAAAGCGCACCAGCACCAGAACCTAAACCAGCGGTTGATCCAATGCTTGAGTTTTTGAAACAACAACAAGTTCAACAAAAACAGCAAATTATTGATAATTCTGTCGCTGAACGTCAAGCATTAGCGCAATCTCAAAATCAACTTGGATCTCAAGCTGAAATGCAAGGAGAACAGGCTGCTAGGCAAGCATTATCAACTACTGGTTCAATGCAATCAATTAGAGATGCAAATGCTCTTGCGGCATCTCAAGCAGCAACATCAACTGCTGGACAGCAAGCCACTGGAGGTGGATTTGATCTTAATGCTTATCAACAAAATGCTCTAGCAAATATGGGATATAGTGGAAATATGTTGCCAAAAACAGCGGCAAATATGCCATCTGGTGGACAATATAATCCAACTAATACATTTTCACTTCCTCAAACATCTGATCTAAAGTTTGGTGGAGTTTAATTATGGCTATCAGCTACTCTTCCGAGGGTTACAAGGTAACTCCTCAATTCGCCAATCTTGGCGCATTGCAGGGATTACAACCACTTGACGTAACACGGAAGGCTGAATTCCAGCCTCGTCCACTTGCTCCAATCGAGGTTTATTCGTCTCGTCCAGAGCTTGTGGCTCAAGGACTGGCACAAGGCATTCAATCTGCTGTTAGTGGCATTACTGGAGGAATTACGGCATACTATTCAGGTAAAGCTGATATTGCTAAAGAAGAAAGAAAATTCGAACAACAAGTTGCACTTGAAAAAGAAAAGCGTAAAACTGATGATGCTGATTTTTACGATAAAGAGCTTTTTAAATTTGATGCTCAAAATGCTGGGAAAGCTGATTATCAAGAAAACAGAAACAAAATTGTTTCGATGATTGCAGAAAGAAAAGCATCAATTCCCAGTGGTGCTTTGAAAATACAAACATCAGAAGATAAAGCTGAAGCTAAAATTAGTGCTGATGATAAAAGTAAAGCAATAACTAATGAAGTTATGCTTCCCGATGAAGTAAATTTAACGGCAAATCAAACTTACGCAGGAGTTCCTGATTCTGTTGTAGCTCAAGATAAGGAACTTTTAAATAAACTACAATCAGAAGAAGCAAAAGTTCAAATAGAACCTGTTTTATCTGGGATTGTTCCAGCCGAATCAACTCAACCTCCTGTTCAACCAAAAGTTTTGACTGGAATGACTCCTGCTATTGAACAATCAGCTAATAGCAAACCTCCAGAGGTTGACACAAAACAACTTCCCAAACCAGATTATCCTACTGGAAGATTAACCACTCAACAAGCTCAAGAAATAATCAAAAACACACCAACTAATAACCATTGGGAGCTTTCAATTAAGCCGATTGGTGATGGATGGAATATTATTGAACCTGTTAGCAAATTTGAAAAAGTTACTTCAGAACAAAGACAGCGAAGGGGTGATTGGTTTAAAGAAAGACAAGATGTAAGAGCAGAAAATAAAGCTGCTTTAGAAGAACAAATAAAAGGATCAAAAATACCTGAGCCACTTGCGCCATTAAAAGATCAGATTGAAACCTCGGCAACCACTGTAAGAGACATTAATGAAGTATTAGAAATACTTAAAGATAGTCCCGGAGCAGTTGGTAAAATGAGTTCTTATCAGGCAAAGTTAAATCCATTTCAAAACAATGCTTCAACAGTAAGAGGACTAATGAACTCTATTTACTCTAATGTAGCATTAGGTGCATTGGTTAATATGAGAAAAGCATCTCCTACTGGTGCTGCTGTTGGCCCGGTTAGTGATAAAGATATGGAATTATTTAAATCATCTGAAGGTGCTTTAGATATTGATCAATTACCAGCTGATGTTGTAATTGAAAGACTTGAGCAAATTAAAAACAAAAGAGTTGAAATGATTAATGATGCAGCTAATAACATTAAGCGATTTGATGATTCTTACAAAATTCCACAGCTTCAATTTGAAAAGAAAAAGAAAGCGGTTTTAAATAAAGGTAAAATGGTTAATGTATTTAGACCAGATGGAAAGCCGGGGCAAATTCCAGAAAGTCAACTTCAAGAAGCACTTTCAGAAGGGTTTAAACTTCAGTAATTTTCTTTATGGCTATTGATTTTATACCAACTGAAGAGGAACCTAAAAAGGAAGAAAAAGAACCATCTAAAAAAGAAATATCTTTTACTCCACAAAACGAAGAGGTTCAAGAAGAGGAAGAATCTTCTATGACTGCTGGTGGAACTGCCTCCGCTGTTGTTCGTGGAGTTTCCCCTACCTTAGCTCAAGCCGGGACTGGTGCTTTGATGGGAGTTGGATTTGGGCCTCCCGGGATGGCTGTTGGTGCTGTTGGAGGTGTTATTTCTGGTCAATTAGCTGATCTTGCTATCTCTGGAATCAATTCTGCTTTTGGAACTCATTACTCAACAACAAAAGAAGCAGTAACTCATCTTCTTGATAAAATTGGTGTTCCTGAACCAACATCTTCTGGAGAAAAATTAACTGAAGCAATTACTGAAGGTGCTTCTGAAATGTTTGGTGGAGCAAAAGCTGCTGGAACATTGTCTAAATTAATAAAACCAGAATCTATTCTTTCACTTCCAGAAAGACGCACTGCTGAAACAATTAAAAAAACAGCAACTTTTGTCGGTCAAAGACCAGTTGAACAAGCATTAATGGGCGGGGCTGCTGCTGGTGCTGGTGAAGCAGCTAAACAAAGTGATTATGGGCCATTGGGACAAGCAGGATTCTCTTTGGCTGCTGGTACTGCTGTTCCCGTTGGAGGAGGTATTTTAAAAGGCGTAAGAACATTATTCCCTCCATCTCAAGCAACAAGAGCAACTCAAGCCAGAGAACTCACTAAATCAACGCTCCAAGCATCTGTAATTGACAAAGAAAAAGCGGCTGCTGAGTTAGCAAAAGCGTCAGAGGTTAGTGGTGAAGGCGTTAATCTAATGTCTGGAGATATTACTGGAGATCCAAGGCTATTGCAGCTTCAAAAGAGTCTTAGATCAATTTCATCTGAAATGATGAAAAGAGACATTGAAAATGTTAAAGGTATTTCACAAAAGATTGGTAAAGGACTTGAAGAGACTGGTGCTGCACCAGAACAGACTCAAGCATATTTTAAATCTAAACTAGACGATCTTCGTGCTCAGACAGAATCAATTGGAAAATTCGTTCAAGAGTCTGGTGATATTGAGGCTCAAAATGTATTTAATCAAGCATCAAAATCAATTGCTGAAAATACTGCTCTCGCTGAAAGGGGAGTTATTACAACAGAAGAAGCATTAAAAACAGCTTCAGAAAAGCTATCAAATTCATTCTCTGAGTTATCCGCTCAAAAAAATGCAGTTATAAAAGACACATTAAGTTCTAATGTTGCTGATATTATTGGAAAACAAAGATCAGTAGAAAAAGCAAAAATTAACGATCTTTATAGTAAAGCTGAAGGTGAAGTTACTCCATTTATTCAACGAAACACAATAGATTCAAAAGAAGGACTTGTTAAGGAATTTGGTGAAGAAAGACGACTGCCACAAGAAGTTAAAAAGATACTTTCTGAGGTTGTTGATGCTGATGGAAATCCAGTTCCAAGAGAATTATCTCAATTAAGAGCCGACATAAAAGCTATTAATTCTGAGATACGATCAGCACAATCAAGTGCAGCAAGGCAATCAGAAGTTCCTGCTTTAATTAGATTCAAAGAAGCATTGAATGCCGATATGGAAGACCTTGGTGATGTAAGTGAAAATTTAAAAACTGCGAATCAAGCATATTATCAATATGCTCAAAGATACAAAGAAGGTGCTTCTGGAAAAGCATTCGGCCCTAAATCTGATGTAAATAAAGTTATTAACGAATACATTCCATCTGGAGTTAAGGCAGCTACCCCAATTGAAATTAAACGACTAAGAAGTGCCATTGAAGGCGATCCAACCATTCCTAAAACTCCAGAGATGGAGTCAGATGTTAAATCTGGAATAGATAATGTAAACCAATGGATTTATAGTTCAATGGCAGATTCTGTTGGAAAATCAAAAACATCTGAATCAATAAGAAGCTGGATTAATACTGGTGGAAAAAGAATTCTAAATGTATTTCCAGAAGCTAGAGCTAAAGTACATGACGAATTAAATAAATTTGAACAACTTGAAGATGCCGTAAAACAAGCTAATAAAGGAATTAAAGAAGCGTCAGATGATAAAATACTTTCAGGTCAGAATGCAACTCAAGTAGAAAGAGAAGCTAATAATAGTTCAAAACTATTAATAAAACAAGCAGAGAAAGTAAAGAATGAATTGTTTGATGAATTTCAAACATCTATAAATCCAAAATCAAATCCAGCGGCAAGATTTGTGGGTGGTAATCCTTATGAAATTGTTGGCAAGGTAATGTCTGATAAAGTTAATCTTGAAAATAATGTTCAAAACCTCGTTGCACAAGCAGCAATGGATGAAACAGGACAGGCTCAAGAGGGGCTTAAAAACGCATTCCGTGGTTGGCTTAACTCTAAAGAAGGAGTGCGAACAACATCTAAATCAACTGTAGGAATAGGAGTTCAACAACCAACTATTCTAAATGAAGATTTGCAGGCAAGTTTAACAAAAATGCGTGATTTGTTAACTGAAGGAACCTCAACAAGAAATGCGCTTGATTCTGTTTTTGGAAAAGATTCTTATGAGTTATCTAACCTTGATAAAGCAAGGCAACAACTTGAAATTATTTCAAAAAAAGGTTCATCAGCTATAGCTGAATCTGTTCAAGTTGAAAAAATTGGTCAACCAAAAGGATCTCAAATTAATGATTCTTTATTGAGTCTTGCCGCAATTGGTGGTGCTGGAGTTAAGGGATACTTGGCATTTAAAACAGCAGATTTACTTAAACAAATTCAAAAAAAGTATAAAGAAGACACGCTTGTTTTGTTTAAAGATATGCTTACTGATGCAATGCTTAACCCAGAGACTGCAAGGGTAATGTTGCTTGAGCCAACTAAACAAAATATGCCAGCAATTAACAGATTGCTTAGAACATTTGGAGTTGATCTGAAGGCTGAATCAACAACACAAAAAGAATCAGAAGAGCCATCATCAGAGATTCAATTTGAAGAACAATAAAAAATAATATGCCACTAAGAAAATGCGCCTCACAAAATTGCTTTGACAGGAATGTTTCAGCAGAAGTAAAATCAGGTAAGCCTGTAAAACAAGCTGTTGCGATTGCATATAGCGTCCAACGTGAAGCTAAGAAAAAAGCTAAAAAGAAATAAATTTATTCGTTCAATATGAATCAAGGTGATTGGAGTATTTTGATAATGGCAATTGCGTCATTTATTGGTGGTGGTATTTGCATTGGCATTGCTACTTGGTGGGAGTAAAATTAGTTGACGAAAGTTTAGTAAATAATAGGTTAAATAAATGATCACGTTAAAGTCTGTCGATCCAGTATCCATGAGGTATGTGACTGCTGGCGACTGGGAATGGTTGCCTAATGGCGAGTTGAAATGTTCTGTTGCTGAGTACGGCAATGAAGATGGAGAGTTTTTAGTTAATCTTCATAAAATGGTGGAGGGTTGGTTATGCCGTAAAGCTGGAATCCGCGAGGATGAGGTATCTGCGTTTCATATTTCAAATCCAGAGGCTCCACATCACAAACAGAACCAAACTGCCACAGAGGTAGAAAAGATCGTCTGTGAGGCAATGTCGATTGATTGGGAGGCACACAAAGAGTGGGTTCAACGTGCAAGTGACGAGGTGGAAGAAAAATCATTCCATGAAGTTCCATCAATCCTTATTAATGGGCCTAGATTCTGGGCTGAATTGCATTTGTTAGGAGTTCGACACAGGCAGGGAAAAAACATGACAGGATGGCTTAATGATTGGCGTGATTCCATTCCATTCAATGGATGTCCATGCAAAGAACATCTTGATAATTGGTTTTCAGAAAATCCTCCTGATTGGAATCGTTTTTTTGAATGGGGAATTGATTTGCACAATGCAGTAAACTTGCGTATTGGAAAGCCTACTATGGATGTTGAGAACGCAAAGGAATTGTGGATGCAAAAACATTTTTAAAAAAGTGTTGCAAGTTTTAAAATAAACTATATATTTCCATTAGTTTCTTCACCGAACTGTAGCCTGTGTTAGCGCACAGGCTTTTTCGTTTTTAAGTTCGGTGTAAAGTTCGGTGAAAACGCTGGTGAAAAGTACGGTGTAAACGCCGGTGAAAAACACTTTGCATTTTTGATCTGAACGTATAAATTCACGCAATCGTTAATAACGATAATAAATATATGGATACTTTACAGATTAAACCTAAAAAAACATTAAGTAAGAAAAGCCTCTACTCTGCTGGAAGTTTAACAACTTCTGGAACTACAGATGAACGGGACATTTGGTTAATTAACTTAGCAGCGCAATTTGATCGTGCTTGCGATTACTTCTGGACAAAAACTCCAGAAAGACGAAAAGTTCAAGCCGAATTCAAAAAGAATTGCAGTTATATTAATAATAGATATGCGAGTAAATAATCATCCAGCATTTCCAGTCACGGCATACCCCGGTGACCAACATAGTCCCAAGGTGCGACCTAACTCTGGAATGGGAATGCGCGATTGGTTCGCAGGACGAGCACTAGAAGGAATTCTTGCAAATCCAGAAGAACTAGCTATGGAAGCACCTCCTGAAGACATTGCTCGTATCGCATTTAAATTTGCAGACGCAATGCTAACAGAAAGAGAAAACCACCAATGAAAAGCCAAACATCAGCCAGCTTGAAATTTGGATCTCCTATGATCATTTCAAGTGCAGTAACAAAACCACAAAAAACAAACATTCGTGTATCTATGCCTAAAGCAAAAGCAAAGATGCCAAAACTAACAAAGAAGAAATAAATATGAGCGAAGAAAAAGAACTTGTAGGATTCGGTGAAGACCAACAAAAAGCCATTGACCACGCAATCAAGGGAATTGAAATTGACGCAATCAGCAAAGATGAAGTCTTTCTTGATTTCATTGGCCGATTGAAACGCTTTAACTTTGAATGTTCCGTTGCATTGCATCTCCTCGAAAAGAAGACGCTTGCAGACATGGCTGAAAAAGCTAAAGAATGAGTATTATTAGTGACCATGCACATGACTCCCATGACATGGGTGGAAGCTGCAAGTCTTGTGGGGTTGATTGGATTGATCACATGGGCGTTCAATCAACTTGCTCAAAATTACAACAAGCAAACGAGCTTTTACTAATGGCTTTGAGCTATGTTAAGCAACCAGAGTATTCAAGAGACATTGGCGAGCAGGAAATGTATTTTGACTTCCGAAAAGCAGTAGAAAAGTTTTATGGAAAACATTAAGAAGTCTGAGTGGTCTGGACAGGCTGGTAAAGGCGATGAAGAACGTCCA